TGGCGGTATCGGTTAGACCATCGCCCCCAAAACCTTCTCTTACATATTTCAAACCGCGTTCTGCATTGTCGCGGATAAATTGTGGAACTGTTAAATCTACTTGACGAACTTCTCCGCCTGGCTCAATGCCTTCAGAAATACTGACGGCAACCATTTGGTCAATGGCATCTTGCTTGGTGTCGTGGCAACCGATAGTTGTGTAAGAACCATCTGATTCTTCTTTGACAGTTGCCCAACCTTGGCAATCACTTTGCTTGTCGGATATTAGATATGGCATTTGATTCCTAAATCAGAAGCAGAACTTCTGCATCATCTTCCATTATCGAGAACGAAATCTTAGACATTGCGCTTGCATTGACCGCGCCTAAGCCTGCGACCGCGCCTGCATAAATTGTTGAGATTTTAATTTCTTGCGGTGGGATAACTTGTGGAAAACTAGGTTGAACGAAGCCGTGACTTGTTCCGCCTTCATCTCCGCCAGGTGTATCAGGCTGAGTGTTTGCATTTGCTGATAAGCCACCAAGCTCGGCTTGCATAGTGACGAGGTGCGTGACTATTGAACTTGCGCTTGCACTAAGTTCGCCAAGATTTGCTGACATCGTGGCGGCAGTGGTGACTGTCGCATTTCCATTTGATGAAATTCCACCAAGGTCGGCATTTGCCGAAACAATGATGATTGGCCCAAGTAAGTCTGTGTCTAAGACACCTTCATCAAGAAGGAATTGGGCTGCCATATTAGGAAGCCAAAGTCAATGATGCAGTTAGAGAGCCACTTGCAATGGTATAAGTATCACCTGCAACATAAGCATTGCCAGTGATAGAGCCACTAAATAAGAAATTGCCAGCAGAAACATTATCCCAAGCAGAGAAAAAAGTAGCATCTTCAGAACCCGCAATGTTTGTCCAAGTGACTGCGGCATCCGATGCAACCGATCCACCCGAAGCACTTGAAAAGGTTGCTTCTTTACGAGTTGTTTCAGTTGCAGCATTGGCAGTTCCATTCGCCCCTGGCTCGCCTATATGGAGTTTGATATAAACATTGGCAGTTGAAAAGGACACGCCATTTGCAACGGCATCAAGGAATTTGTTTGCTAGATAAGAACTTAGACCTGTTGCCATTAGTTGTTCCCTTCAATGGAATCTTCAATGAACTCTTCAATGATTTCAGAGATTCGACCTTCTGAATCACGAATAACTTTCTTGCGAACCTTGCGCCGGTCAATTTGATTTGTGACCTCAACGCTTGGTGAAGCGACATTGACAGTTGGCGCATCTACGCGAATCTCAGGTGATTCGAGCATAACCATTGCAGGCTCGATGTTGACATTTGGAGCTGCGACATTTACGACAGGCTCAGGAACATTGACAACAGTTCCATTATTGCGAGCCTCTCGGACATCATAAGCAGCCGCAGGGTCGTTAGGGTCAATCTGTGAAATCGGTTGTAGTTGAGAACTTGGAACGCCTGTGTGTGCAATAGGAACCATCTCAACCGCCTTGAGGACTTCTTCAGGGTCAAAGCCAACTTGAACAAGTTTGCTCACAATATCAGCTCTTAGATTTAGGCCGACATCCTTAGCATCAGAGGCATCGATGTTCTGTAATGGCACGCGGAACTGATCGCCTGCCTCACCTATTGGCGACAGGTCTTCAACTGAGCGAACATCATTCAAAGATAAGAAACCTTCACGAAGGCCCTTTGTATAAGCATCATAACGCTCAAGGGTTGTGCCTCTTAGAAGAGCATCAAGATTGAACTTGATAAATCCATCAGGCTCAGGCAGTAAGTTTGAAAGGCTCTGCTCTAGGCGCTCAAGTAATGGGCGAAGGCTATGTTGAACGAAAGAAAGATTCTGCGCTTCAACAGATGCAAACGACATTGCGCCCGAAACGGGATGACCAAGAAGCGAGATAGGGCAACGGAAGATTCTGCCGATTTCCTCGACACCGAATCTGCGAGCTTCTAAGAGCTGCGCATCAGAGGCGTTCAAGGTCAAAGGCTTGAAGGCTGCTCCACCTGAGAGAATGCCAATCTTGCCTGCGCGATAAGGGCCTGTGTGACTGATATTCCAATCACGGCCAATGTCTTGCGCTTGCTCTTGGGTTAGCTCTCCTGGAACCTCAATAACTCCGCCAGGGTTTGCAGCGTTGCCAAAGTAAGAAGCAGCATAAGTTTCTGCTGCCATTGCGCCACCTATTGAAAGGCGACAAGCTGCAACAGGGCCAAGACCATAATGTGATCCTGGCAGACGGAACATCGGAATATGCAGAATTTCTCTGCCGGTAAGAATCTCAGTTTTGACTTCGCCTTCTTCGCGGATAGTTATTTCATAAACCAAAGGCTCATTTGGGCCAAGTCTGCGAATGCGAACTTCGTGAGGATTCAAGCAATAAAGTTCAAAAACTTCATCGTTATCATCGCGCACTGTAAGAATGAAAGCGTTGCCGTGCAAATTAAGAGAAGCTAAGACTTGCTCAAAGAACTCAATGCGTGAGGCTTCAGGGTTTGGTCTATTCACCCAAGCAGGTGTTTCGCCATAGACGGCAGCATAAGAAATACGATTGCGACCTCTGCGAACATAAGCGCCAAGAGGTAGCGATGAAATCGTGTCGCCAAGCAAACGGACACAAGCATAAACAGTTGACATTCTGATTGCAGAATCAGGTGTGACATCGACTCCTGATGGAGCCATAAATGCAGGGCGACCAGGAACTAATGGCTCGACCCATTGCGAGTTCATATTCTGTCGCTTCTCGCCTGATTTGCGAATGCGGTTTGAAATTCCCATCAGTTAGCCTTCTCCGTTATCCACACTAGAAATGACCCCAAGCAGACAAGAGCAAGAGGAACTGAGAACATTGCAAGACCTGTTGTAGCGATAAGCAAACCGCCGACTCCGACTAGCATTGACACATCAAGTTTTTTCATAATGCCTCTCAGACTTGAATTGAAAAGAATTGAGCCACAGGGGGCTTCGGCGGTGGCGGTTGCGTGGCTCTGTCATAGCCAAAGATTGCAGCAACGGCGGCATCGACTTTGCGCCGAGCCGAGGCCTTTGCCACCATCACACCGCGACTTGATTGTTTGGTGACACAGTTTGCGATGTGCCTTGCCAAGCCTTCATTGCCATCGTGAGTGAATGACTCATTGACGACTGCCTCGTAGAACTTTTGTGTTGCAGGAACCATTCGTTCTGCTGAGTTGGGATAAGCCACAACGGGCAAGCCCTCTTCATCGAGAACCATAAATGTCCGGTTCCATCTTGCGGGGTCGAAAACAATCTCTCGCACAGTGATTCGATTATTTCGTGCAGTTGAAATGATGGCTGCTTCGACTTCGGCCACCGGCACAAACCAACCTTGTTCTGCATTATCAGGTTTCTCCCATAATCCAATGACTGAGCAATGTGGCTTTTCTCCGCCTAGATACCAAGCGATTAAAGCTGTTGAGTCATTAGAGAATGAACCATCAAAGGCAAGAACTACATCTTCGCCAGGAATATGCGGTCTGCCTTCATAAGTTAAGGCTTCCCACGATCCTTGTGGAAGCCAAGCAGTTGTGGTGCTAACAAAGGTGTTGCATCTCTTGGTTCTAAATTCTGCTTCAGGTGTTCGCAATACTGCCGACTCAAAATCTTGAGTGTCAACAATATCGCCAAGACCAGGATTAGCCTCTGCCCAAACTTGCGGGCTTCTATGGTCAGCATCAACGGCAGTTGGTTCCCACCAAGCAAAGAAGAACGAAGGGTCAGTCTTTTCGCCTTTGACTAATTGTTGTCCATATTGATAAAGCGAGTAGCAGAGTGAATCTTGGCCCGCCGAGTCGCTCTTGATGCCCGCAGTCGTAATGCCGAAAAGTAAAGAATCCGCGCGAGCGCCACCGGCAAGGGATAGCGTGTTCCATAAATCCCACGAAGGTTGCGCGTGGACTTCGTCAAAGATAACAAGCGGTGAAGGGTTGAGTCCTTCTTTTGTGTAAGCCTCGGCAGAGAGGACACGATAGACACTCGCCTTCTCTTTGAACTCTATTGCATCGCGGTAGAGAACAAACATTGATGAAAGTTCTTCATCAAGTTCAATCATTCGCTTTGCAGTGCCAAAGACAATTCGTGCTTGATCTCTGTCTGCTGCGCAAGAGTAAATTTCAGAGCCGTTGCCACCAAGAGTTAAACCTGCAAGACCCATTGAAGCTGCCAAGGCCGACTTGCCATTCTTGCGAGCCATTCCAACGAGCGCGGTTCTATGACGAAAGCGCCCATCTTCACGGCGAGCAAGTGCGTGGCGCAGAAGTTCTTTCTGCCAATCACGAAGAATGAGAAGTTTTCCGGCAGGAGAAGCAACGGAATCCTTTGTCACTCGACAGACGGCCTCAGCAAACTTGGCATAGACATCGCCATCGCCATTGTCTTGTTCTGACTGTGGCACTGGCGTTAGCCAGCGCGGGGGCCAACTACTTTGAGTCATTCTTGTTTTGAATTATCTCTTCGAGCTTGGTTCTCGCTTTGACTTCAGCAACTCCCATCTTGCTTCGATCCACAGGAGTCAATCCAAGTTGGCAGAGTAATTTGAAAATTTCAGTTTCTATTGTTGAGAGCATTCCAAACAAAGGGTTGGCATAGGCATAGCCCTTGTCGGTGTAAAGGACAAACTCGCTCTTCTTCATTTTTTTAGAAAGTTCTTTTTGGCGAGTCATCTTTTCAACAAGCGAGGTCAGCAATGGTTCATCAGTGACCGCTATCCAAGGAGCGAGCCTGCGTAGCTCTGCCCATTTTGCTTTCTGAATCTTGCTCAAATGTGCAGGCGGTTGACCGGCTAGTTGTGGAAGCATAATTAAATTCTTTTGGTCGGGCAGTTTTCGACCGCCTGGATTGCCCAATAAACGCTTGACTTCATTTGGCTTTGGTTGTGGCCCTGGCATTACAAATCATCACTCACTTGATTAAAACCCCCATAGGTTGTATCTTGCTATTGTATGCAGAAACG